TGGATATGAGGTGACTCTATCCGCCATTGAAGCTGAAGCACCATTCTTGGTACAAGCATCAGTGATCACAACATTGGGCATTTAATTCTGCTTGATTCATAGAGAAAGGGGGTGGGCATTTGCTCACCCTTTTTTGTTACATAAAAGACAACTCGCTATTTTGTATAGATGCTCCAAGTAACTAAGCAAGATTCCGAATATTGGTATGTAACTCTCACCGAAAAAGTGACGATTGCAAACCCATATTTCCTATTCAGTATGAAGTGCCGTCAAACCGATGCAGTAAAGAACTTTATTTTGACCGACATCAGCACATTCAAGGAGAGATACAACAAGTTTCTTTTTGATGAAGGTGCAACCGATGCAAAGACATTGGAAGTTGGTGAACACGAATACAGAATCTATGCTCAAATTTCTTCTAACAACTTGAACCCATCATTGGCTGATGAGTTGGTTGAGACAGGCATCTTGAAAGTCATCCCATTGTTGAACGAAGAACTATTCTACCAAGTATCGTGAGCGAGAAAATATACACCACGCAGCGAGATATGGGAGTTGAACACGAAGTTCAATTGACCGAGAAATTATTCACCACTCAAAGGGACATTGGCTTTGAACGCTCCACAGATTTGGAGAAAAAGAACTACGATGTTGACGCATTGACTGCGTTTTTTTTATTGACTGAAGATTCATTTTTATTGCTCCAAGAGGATGGAGGTCGTTTGGTAGAATCGTATGGCTAACAAGAAAATTTCACAACTTGATCCGATAGGAACTATTGATGTCAATCAGGACTCAATACCAATCGTTGATTATAGCGAGAATGTCACGAAGCGGACAAACCTTGCCAACATCGGTCAGCGTGTATTGGAAGCCAGTTCAACCACAAACCTTGCCGAAGGGACAAACCTATATTTCACAAATACTCGTGTTTATACCAAAGTCAAAGCAACTTTGTTGGCTGGTTCAAACACATCAATCACATTTGACGATGCACTTCAAACCATCACCATCGCATCACAAGGAAATGTTCAATCGGTAAACACAAAAACGGGTGCAGTTGTATTGACTACAACCGACATAAGCGAAGGAACAAATCAGTATTTCACGGAATCACGAGTGAGGGCGGTTGTTTTGACTGGATTGTCATTGGTTACCAATGCGGTGATTTCTGCAACTGATTCGGTGTTGATTGCCTTTGGAAAGTTACAAGCACAAATCACGGCAAACCTTTCAACGCTTACATCACACACATCCAACACAAGCAACCCACACGCCACCACAAAAGCACAAGTAGGGTTGGGTGATGTGCCAAATATAGACACCACAAACGCATCAAATATCACAAGTGGTACATTGGGTGATTCACGCCTATCATCTGCCGTTACAACGCAAGGAAACACATTTAACACCGCCAACAAACTCGTTCAATTAGATGCATCCGCTAAACTTCCAGCGGTTGACGGAAGCAATTTGACAAACTTAAACATTCCACCTTCAACGGGTGGGGACTTATACCTATTTTACAACTACTAAACTATGCCTGCAAATACATCACCCATATTCGCACTCACCCCTGAACTCGCATTCGCTACCGTGACTGCGGCAACAACCGACAGAACAGGTGCGACAATGACAAACACGGTCACACTTTTAACCGCTGCAACAAACGGCACGAAAATCACGCAGATAGGAGCGAAGGTTGCTGGAACGAATACTGCAACTTTGGTTTTGATTTTTGTGAGTGATAGCACAGGTGCAAACTTCAAATTATTTGATGAGATTGCTTTGATATCAGTAACCGCAGATACTACGACCACATCACAAAGAGTTGTCACTGCCTATTCCGATTTGCAATTAAAAGCGGGGCAAGTCGTAAAGGTGGGTACAACGGTTGCCATCACGGCTGGAGTAAATGTGTTTGCAGTAAAAGGAGATTATTAAAATGCCTGACTTTGGAAGTTTTAGAGGGTTTGGGGAAAAGTTGGCACAAGGTCAAACGCCTACGCAATTAGGAAAGATTGGCAGTGAAAGTGCTTATGATGGTGATGCCAATTCCTTTTTTGTAAGAGTATCAAGTGCGGGGGGTTCTTTATCAAACACGGAAAAAGTTGCCGTAAATCAGTTAGTGTTGGATATGAAAAGTACGGGTATTTGGAATTCAATGAAAGCGGTTTATCCAATGGTCGGAGCAAGTGCGGCAGCGTGTGCACAAAACTTAAAATCTTCAAGTTTTACGGGTACATTTAGCGGTGGTTGGACTTATAGTGCAAATGGTATCACAGGAAATGGAAGTAACACTTCGTTAAATACGGGCATTATACCAGCTAATAATTTGCTGTTAAATTCAACCCATATCTCCATATATTCAAGAACGGATGTAAACCAAATAACAGCTGATTTGGATGCAGGAGACACAAATAGGTTAAGATTATTATTAAGATTTGATAATGCGATTTATTATGCTATGCATAACAATGGAGGATATACCGGGAATATTACAAATGCAAATAGTACGGGATTTTATATTGGTTCAAGAACTGCGACATCTCAAAAATTATTCAAAAACAATACGGCAATTTTATCATCGGGAGCAGGTACGGGGACATTGTCTTCTTTAAATGTTTACATTGGCGCATTAAACAATAACCCTTCACCAACATTATCATCTTCAAGAAATTATGCTTTTGCATCTCTTGGCGATGGATTAACCGACACACAAGCTGGTAACCTATATACAGCAGTACAAGCGTTTCAAACATCTTTAAGCCGTCAAGTATAATGTTAGGATATATTTTAACCGAAGAACAAAAAGACCAAATTCAAGGACAAGAATTTGCACCTTTTCAATGCTTTAATTGTGTGCAGGATATCAATGGCGTTTGGTTTAATATCTTAACACAACAACAAATCGTAACTATCGCACCGACTTCGTGGGTTTGGGTCTTAACCTTACCACAAGGCGAATACACACCACCACCTCCACCCCCATTTCCATAACATGACCGCCATCAAAAAAACCCCATCACCTATCCCCGTTTCCTTTGATCAATTTCGTAAGAATCCAATTGCTGCCGTTGCTTTTTGTATGCTGTTGGCTGTTAGCTATTTGTATGTTGACCTTCGGTCGGGGTATAAAGAGCAGATTGAAAAGAGTAATCACAAGATAGATCAACTTGATATTAAGATTGACCGATTGACCTACGCCCTAAAGCGTTCGGATTCTGCATTGGCATCAGCCATCACGGAGATTCGCATAATGAACACTATGAAAAAACTATGAAACACATCACATTGCTTTTTGTCGCTTGTTTTTTTGTGGGGATTATTGCCACACCAGTAGAAAAATCAAAGTCAGTACCTGTTGACGAGGTGGAACTGATGCTCCAAAAGATATCTGAGAATTTAGAGATGGCATCGGTTGCAACTGCACAAGCAAAAGCAATGGGTGAGAAGATGGTCGCTGAGAAAGTTGAAGAGAAAGCACAGTTAAAAGAAGCCGTTGCCATTGCCGAGAACAAGGTTGATGTGATGACCAAGAAAGTTGAAGTGTTTTCAGCCAAGATGATTGGTGCTGGACTTGATACAAGCGAAGTGCCATTGAAACTATCAGGCAAGGCATACGATGCGTGGTTGAACTATGTTGAAGAAGGTGGTAAAGAGGACTTTGAGTATTTCCGTTTATACATATTTAACTAATGGCAAAGGCAACCAACACATCCACATTTAGAGCGAAGCCAAAGAATAAGCTCCGCAGACATACCAAGCACAAAAACAAACATAAGTCAACCAAACCATATAATAAACAAGGAAGATGACAAGAGAACAAATTGAAGCTGCGATGATCAAGAAGGGATTCGCTTATTTCTCAACTGGAGAATTGAATCTGAACATCATCGGTGTTCGCCAAAGTTCAACCGGCAACAAGGTGACAAACCTATTTGATGACTTTCTAACTCTAAGCTACAAACACAACGGTGCTTGGGTATTCAAACAATGGGCAGCGACAACTGACCCAGGAACAAAGGGCGTGAAGGAATTTCACAACGCTGCTGGTGTTGCTCGTTTGGTTGCTGGTCAATATCGTGGTTCACACGCTATCGGTTTGCATCAAGGCAAATATGAAGCGTTGAGACAAGCGAAGAATGTCAAAGTTTATCGTGATGCCAACAAGGATATGACCTATGATGAAAGCAAAATTCAATTT